GAAACTACAGTTGCTAAAAACGAACGACGTCATCCTACGCCAGCATTATCTGCGATAATCAACCAGGGGCTGTCGGAATTTTGTTGTAACCCTTTTTTTAAAACCGGTATCGTTTGTTGTTTGTTCGTAACCGGGAGCTATGTCTTTGAAGCGAGCTTACCCCTCGAGCCTGTTGGACAGCGATGATGAGTCGTCACCCTTATCGGCGGGTAGGTCCTCAGGTGGTTCGTATCGTGGATCTGCGGCTCGGCAGAACAGGCGCAAGCGCATGAGGATGAGTGTTGACAGGCCTGAAGTTGTGAGAGGTTTCATTGAGAGATATAATCACTTCAGGTTCCTTGGGAATATCGCACCTTATGCCCGACTCGACAATACCATCAAATTGGCGGAACCTGATCCAAATGTGCTGCAATTTTTATTGTTACAGCCATTCCCAAAGACGGATTTCAATATTAGTGATTGGTGTATGGTTCAACCAAATAGTGTGGTCGAGCTTAACCACTTGGACTTGTTCAACCGTGTTCCTTCTAGGATGCCAGCTGAGTTCATGGATGTTATACTTGCTGCGGTCAACCATGTTAGTGGCCTACTTACCTTACCTGGTAAGTTGGCGTTCCCGAGCATTAGCGATTTAGAGACTGTTCGCTATTATGGTGACAAGTTTCCCGGCATTGAATATGCCCAGATGGGTTTTTCTTGTCGATCGGAGGCCAATGATATCGCTCAGATCGACGCCGAATCTGCTTATGTAGCTCTAAGGGCTGGGACGTATGTTTCGCCGCATATGACTAGGATGGGGGGTCGTGGCAAGTTGACAACCAGGGCTAAGTTGGCCGCGGCTGGAGGGAAACCTGTGGTAGGGCGACTAATTTTGATGACCAGCCAACGTGATTTAAAATTGAATGGGATAACGGAGCAGGCTTTGACTAGGTGTTACTGTAGTGATGAGTATCCCATATCCGTGGGGACATCATGGTGGCATTCTGGGTCTGAGAAATTTCTCAACAGGTTCCGCCCGTTCGCACGTTACTGGTGTTTTGACGCGTCTAAGTATGACGCCAGCCTCCCGGGGTGGCTGATTAGATTCGCTGTTGAAATATTTCGTAACCAATACGAGGATGGATTTTCCGAAGAGTTTGACGCTTACTGGAATTTCATCTATGATGGGTTGGTCGAGGGTAAGATATTCCTGGACAACGGTCTCATCTTTCAACGGTCATTGGGCTCCACATCCGGCCATAATCATAATACGTTAATGCAATCAATTTGTACATTAATTGTTGGCTATGCCAGTGTATTAGCGTTGTTTGATAAGGAATCATGGGATGCGGTGCTCAATGATGTGTGGTTTGAAGCGTTGGGCGACGATCAGTTTGGGGCTGGGAAAGATTCCTGCTCAGGTTTATCATTGGAGGCTATAGCTGGGAAGGCGCGGAACATATTTGGTATTGACTGGTTCGGAGACAAGTCTTTCATGACGGATCGACTTGTTGACGACAGCCCCGGGGAGTTTCAGGGTGCGCAATATTTAGGCAAATACTGGCGGATCATTCACGAAGTAGTAGGTGGTACACTTTTTAGTGGGGTAATACCTTATCGCCCATGTGAGGAGACCTTGCTTCGGCTAGTATATCCCGAGAGGAGTTGCTCTGGTTCGCCTCTTGAGTCCTACGCGAGGGCGTGCGGACATTACATGGATGCTGCGGGAAATGATAGGGTGCGTGAATGGTTAGATAAGTATTTGGATTATTTAGAACCGCAATTGCCTGGGCTCACCTTTGATTGGGATAAGGCCTTCGCCAGGAAATATCGGGGCCATGTCAATCCAGATGTTCCATTACCGCCGGGTAGGAGATTCAGCCATGAAGAGTGGTTGTGTATGGTTTTATACATGAAGGGTGAATGCCTCTTCCTTGGTACGGAGGATGGAGTGTCATCATCGGGAGTTGTATAATTACCACTGGGTTATGTACTTTTAGCAACTTTAGTTTTGTATAACGGGAATAAGACATTAACCAGG